CACCTCCACGTAGAAAGAAACCTCCTGTGGAAGAGGAAGAGGAAGTCCCACCACCTACAAGACGTATGCGACAAAGAGGATAAAGTATGCCATTGGTCAAGAAGGGATCTACCCCAGTAGAGAAAGAGGAACCGAAAGAGGAAAGCAAAATACCCCTCGATAGTTCTTCTATGCTAGTATCCACTGGTTGTACTCTTCTTGACCTTGCCATATCAGGTGGCAGGGTCAGGGGAGGGGGAATGCCAGGAGGCATCCTTGCTGAGATTTATGGAGGTTCCGGTTCTGGTAAGACCGCTATCCTAATGGAACTTGCTGCTTCAGTGCAAGAAAAAGGCGGAGAAACCAGAATATGTGATCCTGAAGCCCGTCTAGATAAAGAGTATGCTCAAATTTATGGTACGGAATTAAACAAGGAGAATTATTTCCGTCCTAAGACTGTGGGTAACTACACCAACGATAAGGGAAAGATAACTGAATATGGTCTGGAAGGATACATTACTGAATGGGAACCAAGTAACCCTAACGTGATAAATCTTCTCGGTGCTGATTCAATAGCTGCTTTATCAACCACCATGGAAATGGAGCAAGGGGATAAGCGTGGCCAACGGAAAGCAAAAGAGTTATCGGAACTTTGTAGGAAAACGGCTGTGCTCATAGCTGATGAACACAAACTGGTGGTTTTCACTAATCAGGTGCGTGATGGTGAAAATGGACCAATAACACCTGGTGGCCATGCCGTTCCATTTCATTCTTCTCTAAGGATTGCCTGTAACCAAAAGAAGAAGATTGAAAAAGTAAAGAAAAACTCTGCCGGAGCGGAAGTCAAAAAGGTTGTGGGGATTGAATCTGAACTATTTATCCGCAAAAGTTCTGTTGATGATCCATTCCGTAGTTGTATGATGTACCTGATGTTTGGCATAGGGATTGATGACATACGTGGTAATCTCCAGTATTTAAAAGATATGGAAAAACTCACCACGTATGATGCTATCACAAAATCTTTTGCCAGATTAGATCCTGCCATTAAACACATAGAAGAGAACGATTTGGAAGACCAACTAAGAGATGCTGTTATCGAAGTGTGGGAAGCCAATGAAAGACTTTTCAAACTCAACCGTAAAAAGAAAAGGAGATTTTGAATGCCACCATTGATCAAGAAAACTGTTGAAGAGGTTAAGCCCGCAAGTACCGTAATGGGCGGAGAAGTTGAAGTTCCCATTGCTAAAATGGATTATGAACAGATTAAGACTAAAATGATTTCTCTCGGTGAGATGATGCAGTCCGCCCTGAACGGCAAAGATACCGCCGTTAACAGGAAAAGGATCAGGAAGTTGACTCTGGAGCATGCCGTGGCTGCCAAGCATTACCGTAAACTGTCTGTTGACATCTGATTTTATCGGGAATTATGCTTAAAGGGGGTGGTTAATTCCATCCCCTTTTTAACCACCTTATAGGACTATGTTATGAAAATTATAAAACCAAGTGTTGAGTATTACGGAGCAGTTCCCACAAATTATACGGATACATTAAAATTTATAGAAATATCTGGAAGAACCTGTTACAAGTCTGAAGACAAAATCACCGATGATTCTGCTGAAAGATTTGTTGGTAATTTAATTAGATCGGAACACCTTGCAATGGTAGAGCACAGCAATTTTGTTGTTCGGCATTATAATATTTCTGCCAGAGTTCACAGCATTGGTAAATATCTTAACAGTATTAGTGATGATAACTTTACCTACATTGGAGGTAGTCTCACTGCTTGGTATCAACAATGCGTGAAGTCTGGTATGTCCCTATTCTTTGAACCATTTATGACGGTATACAAAGGACTATTCCCTGAACTCCAACCAGAGAATTTAGGTGGGTGGCAGGTATGTCCTCACAATGAAATACCGAAAGAACTTCATCGGTACTCAGCAAAATTTATCTGTGATCGTGGGGTAACGCATGAACTGGTAAGGCACCGTCCATGCTCTTTTGCCCAGGAGAGTACACGATATGTAAACTATGCCGGTAAAGATATAGAGTTCATTGAACCTTGGTGGTGGGAAGAGGAACAAAGTGATTACCTGAAGGAACTTTTTATAAGTAGTTGTGAAAAATCGGAATCAGCTTACCGAGATTTCATTGCTTTTGGTAGAAAACCACAAGCTGCAAGAGTCTTGTTGCCTAATTCTTTGAAAACTGAGCTAGTGGTAACTGCTGACAGAAAAGAGTGGATGCACATTATGAAACTTCGGACACAT